AGTCCTGCTTGACCGCCTAATAATAAGTTTGTTGGTTGTCCCATAATTATTTCCTATTTACAATTTAAATACTAAGGTGCAAAACCATAATAACCGCCTTGATAACTTCCATAGCCAGGGTTTGAAGGAGCATAAGGAGCTGCTGAATATCCACCACCAAACATCCCACCACCTCCACCACCTCCACCAAAACCAATAGCAGCAGCACCAATAGCAGATTGTAAGAACTGATTGTTCATTTGATTAGCAGCCATAGTAGAACCGTACTGAGTAGCAGCACCTTGGGCTTGTCCACCGTAGTATTGTTGTGAACCAGCTTGTTGACCTGGCACTTGAGCTGTGCCTAACTGGATACCTAGTTGATATGGTTGTTGAGACATCTGTTCTATTTGACCAGATAAACCTAACTGAGCCTGTAGCGGAGAGTAAGCACCAACCATACCAGCTTGTTGAGCACCTAATAAACTACCAGCAGTACCAAGTAAACCAGCACCATAAGTAGCTCTCTGCATACCAGCTTGATTAGCTTGTGATGCCAGGGCTAAGTCTTGCTGAGCTAAGGCATTGTAATATGCTTGCATCTCAGGACTAGCAGGAGCACCTCCAGTACCTGTCTGTACACCTAAGCCACCACGACCACGACCAAATAAACCAGAGCGTGTTTGAGATAACTGAGCAGAACGGCTAGGAGCTAAGAGTGCTTGCTGACTTGTCATGTAGTCTTGAGCAGCTTGCTCTGGAGAAGTAGCTAGATACTGTTGACCTAAGTTAAATAGACTTTGAGCACCAGCACCTAATGGAGCATACTGCTGACCCATCTGTTCAGCTTGAGTAAGCCCTGCACCAAACTGACCAAACAATCTATCCTGTAGAGCAGCCAATTCAGGAGCAGCTGTATACCCACCAGAAGAGATATAAGGTACACCAGTAGTTGGATCAATTTCACGAGTAAACTGAGATGAACCAAAGCGTGTAGTCATTCCTACTGGACGGAAGGCAGAGATATTAGCAGCAGTAAGTCCTGCTTGTCGTTGCTGTTCAGCTGCTCTTTCTCCAGCCCTACGAGTCTCTCCAGCTCCTGTAAAAGGATCGAGTATTGAACTTACTATACTACCCATGATTTGCTCCTAGTGTATACATCATATCTTTTCTCATTCACTGTTAATCTATCAAACTTAGACCACCCTGTAGATTCTCCAAACTTAGCTAACTTCGTGTCTGTTTCTTCTACTAGTGCTACTAATGGTACTGTTACTAAATGCTGTAATGCTTCTAAATCTTTAATGTATATCTTTTTTACTTCTGGTGTCCACTTAAATATATCTGTATGAAACCAAAGCATGTTACTATAGAATTCTAAGTACATCGTATAGTCTCTACGATTAACAACAGGTACTTTCATTATGCCTTCATAATATATGCAAGTGCATAGTATGGAGGTAAGTTAGCGTTTGTTCCAGAGACACCTGCAGTAGAGTTAGCGACAGTAATTCCAGTTGTACTGGTTGTTGTGGTTCTATTAATAAACCCATGAACAGTGCCATCTGCGTTAGCACCTGATTCACTTCCAAGCACGTTGTTTGCAATATGAGAATGTCCTGGGTCAGTTACAGTTGCAGTATGGGTATGGCTTACAACAACAGCATCTTTAGAACCACCAGTAACTCCTACAGTGACTGTTCCAGCAGACGCAGATATGGTCGTGCTTGCAAAGTACTGAGCAGAACTTAATGTATAAGTTCCTGTGTTACCTGAACCAGTACCAAACGCAGTAATCGTGGTGCTAAATGCAATACCTGTTCCAGTTAGGAATTGTCCAATACTTAGAGTACCTGACGCAACAGCAGTCACTGTCATTATAGTAGACAGAATACTTAAAGTTGTGCTTGCTAAAGTATATGTCCCTGTAAAATCACCACTTGTGCGAGTCTGAGAAATACTTACAGTGTATGTACCAACACCTCCAGTAGTTCCTGTCAGCTGGGATGAAATAGTTGTTCCAGATGAGGCACTGTTTCCAGTTAAAACCTGACCAGTAATAATCGTACCTGAAGCTACAGCAGTTACTGTTAAAGTTGTACCTGAAATAGAACCTGTGAATGAAGAAGTAGAACCAGTATAGGTTAATGTATATGTTCCTGTACCGCCTGTACCTGTACCTAATCCTGTAATAGCTGCTGTTTCTAATATAGAAGCGTGGCTTACTATGTCTCCTACAGAAACAAGACCACCCGAAGCAACTGCTGAAATTGTGAGCGTAGTTCCTGAAATAGAACCAGTAACACTTGCACCAGCTTTACCTGTTACCGAAGCTGCTGTAGCTCCAGCACCAATAACAAACTTACCACGAAGGTCAGGAGTACTATTAGAACCATCACATAAATACCATCCAGTAGGGATAGAAGTAATAGCACCAGACCACATACAGACAACACCTGTAGGCAGCAAAGCATCAATAGCAGCTTTAATAAAAGCAGTGCTTGCAAGCTGAGTAGTATTTGTACCTAATGAAGCAGTAGGTGCAGTCGGTGTTCCTGTAAATGTAGGACTATTAGTATCTGCTTTAGATGTGATTGCAGAAGCAATCGCTGTAAACTCGTTATCAATCTCAGTGCCTTTAATAATCTTACCAGCGTTGCCTGTTGGTAAGGTATCCTTAGCTGTGAAATTAGTTGCTTTACTATAATTTGCCATTATCTATCCTTAAACTATTGTTTTACCTGCTTTGACAGCCACATCAATCTTTTGTATTGACACTGGATTACCGTTAATGTCTGCTTCTAAACCCAGTTGCATAATAGCTCCTTGACCGCCAGCGTTGACAGAGAATCTATCAAGTACAATACCTGAGCTGTATTCAGCAATGTTATATTCACCTATGCCATATTCATAAACTACTGATGTATCAAGTATATAGGTAGCCCCTTGATATCCTTCAGTGTAATCAAAACCCCACTTAACCGCAACGATTTGGTTTGTACCACCAATTAATACCCAACCAATCTTCTTTAAAATCTTTAGTTTAGTAGAGGCATCAAAGTCAAAGTAGTTAGTGTAATACTGTAAACGATAAGAACTTCCATTATCAGAGTGTCCAAAGTACTTACCAATGTACGATGTCTGACCAATCAATAACTCTTTAGCTTGAGTGATGCAAAAAGATTTAGGCTGTAAGCTATCCCAAATAGTTACTCTAGCTGAATTGTCTTGTAGACGTGAGCGAGTATCAAAGCAATACACAAAGCGTGTTGTAGGTAAAGACAGAAGATAGATAGCATCTCTGTCGTAATAAATACTTTTAATCTTTCCTAAGTCTGCTTCAGAAGACACATTGCCCATTAAGTCATCACGAACATTCTTAGAGATGTCGTTCATCGGTAGCGACTTCTCTTGAATTACACGAGCTAGACTACGAACACCACCGTCAGATAAGAACAAAATGTCTGTACCAATATTCTGAACTGAATCACGAGCAATACAACCTACGTTATAGATGATGTCTTGTAGTACTAAGCTACCTGTATCAATTGGATTAGCATAGATAGCAATGTTATTACGACCAAAGATAACCAAGAATCCGTTGTGTGCTGCAATAGCAACAACATTATCACCATTAGGGAATACTTCTTGTAAGTTTAAGTAACCTGCTGAACCTGTCGTAAAGTCAGAGCCACGCAGTAAGTCGCTAAAGTAAACTGTCTGAGTATCACCAGCAATGTTACCAACCCAGATACGACCAAAGGCAGCTAATACTGCATTAGGTTTAAATGTTGCTGTGGTGTGATTAGCAGGTAAAGTTCCTACATCACCAATTTGCTGGAAGCCAAAAGTACCGCTATCGTGGTCGTGAGGGTCTCCACCAGAGACAGGTAACTCATGCCACACCAGCATAGGATGTGCAGCTTGTGCTAAGTAAGCGTGAGGCTGAAAGTCATTGACATCGCCATAAGGCATTGCAACCATCTGCCAGTTGTTAGCAGTTATCGTGTAAGTAGCGTTTGCTGAATTTGTTGCATTTCGGACAAGACGCTGTGTAAGTGTTGAGCGACCAGTGAATAACTTGTTATTGCCAGCCGATATAATTGTATTACTTCCACCATCTACTACCTCTATCATTGATTCAATCGGATTAGAACCTAAGTCACTGTTCGTAGCATTGAGTGGTGTCCATCCACGACGAGCACCAATACGACCGTATCGGTCAATCACGCAGTTCTGTGCCTTGAGTGCAAAGCCAGAAGATAAAGTAATACTAGATTCTTGGAGGTTAAGTCCGTAAAATCCAGGTGCAGCAATAGAGGATGTTTTGAGTTCGCCAGCCATTAGATGGACAACCACGCTTCTTCTTCTGCATAGCGAGCTGACTCTAAGCTAATTGCATCAGAAAGACTTTGTTTAAATA